ATTTTCAGCATTTGTTTCAGCAGTTTCAGCCGCTGTTTGAGCCGCGCTAGCAGTAGCGGCAGACTCTAAAGCTTGGTTGGCAAAGGTTTCTATTTCAGATAAGGTAGATGCAAGCTCTTGCTGTACACTATCGGATGCTTGCCCTTTAAACAAACCACCGGCTGTAACTTTATCTGATATTCCTGTTACACTAACAGAAGCAGTAGCAGATGCGGCTGTACTATCAGTAGTATTAAACAACCCTCCTGCACCAGAAGAAATAGTTGGATCTGCCATTTAAATCTCCTATATCAAACCATTAGTGTTAATATTAATTTGAACATTACCGCCAGAAGAGTGTCGTTTTGATTCTTCTCTATTTAATTCATCAATCTCTGATGTAAATATTTGACCATACATTTGAACAGACTCTGGTTCATTAAGATAAATAAAAGCTTCTGCTAATGCTCCATTTAAAATTATGCGCTCGTTTTCATCCCTAAGCCAATTAGGAACTTCTGAACCGTAGTAACTAGCTGTTGTTATAGCTCTAGTTTGACCTACAGGAGCCGCAGGTATGGAGGAGTCTGCTACAGACGTTTCATAGTATGTAGTCGTTATTACTTGATTATCGGATGTCCTTGTGTAAACTGCTTTCTTTAAACTATCAGTACTTACTACTTGTCCTGTTTTAAGATCTGTCGGAGCAGGATTACTTTCTGTAATTTCAGAAATAAAAGTCTCACTAAGATTAGCGTTAGCCGCTGTAACATCATACCTTGCATTTAAAGCAGGTAATCGTCTATAGTAATACAATTCTACTTTATCTTCTGTCCCTGATACATTGGATGTATTAAATCCTGGGGACAAAAGAATATTGTTTCCCTTACGTGTCCAATAAGCTGATGCATTATATTTTTCGGCATAAGTGTCAAAAAATGTACGAACATCTGATTTTTCATTAAAGACTCTTTTCGTAGCACCATCAGCGGCAATTGATCTAATCTGAATGAACTCAATAAGATTAGAAGGAATTGCTAACTCTGTAAAGCTAGGCGGTCCTGTCGTAGTAGCGGCTGTAAGCTCCGTAGAGTTATACGTAACTGTAGTTTCCAAAGGAGGTACACGCAAGGTACGATAAGCTTTATCAGCCGCATAGGTTAAACAATCAGCAATAATCGCATTACTTAAAACTTCTTCATCTCTATTAGCCCAATTACGAACTAGCTTAACAAATTCATTATAAGTTTTCATATCATCACCTTAATAAGACAAAAGGTATTTATACTCCGTCTTAATTATATTTCTAAATTTTATCATTTTATCACGATCTCTCATTGTGTTGGGATCATGAATATCAATACCGTATTTATTAAGAATATCAATAGCTACAATATCTGGTATAGTAGCAAATTTTTTATATCCAACATTATCTTTTTGCCCTGTATCTCGATCTCGTTTAGCTTGCTCAAGAAAAGGTTTTTCATCTTGTTGGACAGACCACACAGACTCTCCTGTAGTGGACCCTGATTCGTACTCAAATGTACCTTGAAGTGACCCTGGATTACTCTTGTCCCCAACTTTCCATTTAGCCATCTAATATCCTTAATCTGAAGAAATCTGTACAAATCGGCCTGACTTGCCGATGAAGCCTAATACGGGTGTAGCGACAGTCACTTCAGTGCCTGAACCATAATATTTTACCGTATTAATTGTATACCCATATCCACTAGTTGCATCTGCTTCTTTCCATATGCAACTATCCGCAGGGTAAATTACACCTGTAGTGTTGTTTTTAATTACTAACATAAATTATTACTCCCAAATAATTTAATAAAAGAAGGAGAGCCGAAGCTCCCCTCCTATGTATGCTATGCTGATCCTGACAGACCGTATACAGCACCACAACCTTTGGGGTTACGAACCTCAAGAGTTGTTTCTTCAACCATCATACCCTTGGTTGAGTCACCTTGCTGACCTACATCAACTTCTGTAAGTGGACGTAGAGTCGCAATGCTGAACCACATTGGATCATAGATCAACGCGGCAAAGTCTGCTACATCTACATTAGCCCCACCATTTCCGATGGGAGCATTGTTAGAAAGACCCATAATGTAGTTAGGAACTACCATCAGATCACCAAAGTCTGACATGTATACGTCAACTGATTGGCGTAGCTTGCCGTCAGCATCCATGTTACGCCTAACGCCTGTATCACCAACCATTAAGTCAGAGAAATCACGACGAAGTTTTGGAGAAAGCATAATACGAGATGCTTTACCACCTTGCTCATAGATCTTCTGCATGACTGTATCAATGTCTGATAAAGTCAAAGCGGTACGTCCATCAGCGGCATCACCAGATGTGACTGTAGCTGTACCCTCATTAGTTGATCCAACCGCAGGAGCTTGGAAATCACCATTGTACTCTACAGTGGCATCATCGTTAATAAACGCTTGATAACCACCCATTTTACGTGGGCTTGATGCTGACGCTACGTTGTAAGAATGAACTACATCAAACTCAACATCACGACGAAGCTCTGTGCCACGCTTTTTCAATTGGTACGCATACTCATCTGCGACACCTGCCTGATCGACAGCACGACGAGTTCCTGACACAGCAATGGTCTTACCATTAATCTGTGTGTAGTTACCTAGACGAGTACGATGTGGACCTACGTAATGTGCTCCCGCAATATAGTCTCCTCCGCTTGTAGCACTTGGATCTACAAAATCTGAGCCTTCAGCTAGACGAGAGTTTCCTGGAGCTTGTAGCTCATCTGTTTGCCACTCATGGTAAATAGCCGTAGCTTTTGCTTTACCAATAGAAGAAATAAAAGGTGTTTCTTCACGAGTGATCATTGTAATAAAATTAGCCAAATCCTCACGCTGTGAAACATCTGCGTCTTGACGACCAGACGTTACATCTGCTTGAGCACGACCTGTGGATACACCACGACCTGCAACAATTGCCATTATAGCCTCCGAAATTATTGTTGTTATTTATATTGTGAATTAAGATTCACCAAGAGATCGAGAAGCAAGTTGTCGTAAGAAAGCCATTTGATCGTCTGATGATGCATCCTCTCTGAGTGCATTTTGCCTAATAGCATTAGCTCGATCCGACTTTTGTTTAGATGCTGATTTAGCTTTTTTAACAGGAAGCTTTTTAGTAGCAACGGTTTTCCGTTTAGCTTTTCCCTTTGTAACTCCTTGTTTTAGAATTCTGTAATCATTTACAAACTTAACTAAAACAGGATCTACAATGGTATCAACTATTTCTTCAGAAATTCCTTCACCTACTGCAAACTCACGAATCTCAGAAGCCACACTTTCATCAAACCCTGGGACATACGTTTCGATATGTTCATTAAAACTATCTAATGCTTCAACCCATTGTTTTTCTAAAACAGCTTCTTGTTGTTCTTCCATGTTTGCAAGGATGCCTTCACGCTTTTTACGAGCCGCCCAATACTTGGACTGAGCTTGTTCACGTTGATCCTTTAGTTCGGACAACTCATAAGTGTCACCGTTGTCCCTTGCTTCTTGTATTTTAGCTTCGATATCATGATATTGTTTAGCAAAAGTTTGTTCGTCCTGTAGCAGGACAATTGCGCTTGCTTCTCCAATTTTATTAATCTCAGCTAGTTGTGCTTCACGTTCAGCTTCTAATTCCTTACGTGCTTCTCCTAGTTCACGACCCTTCGCAGAAAGAGATTGTTCTGTAGAGTAACCTTTTACAAGATCACTAAAGGATACAGGCACTTCCTCACCGTCAATTTTGACAATAACTTGTGCATCCAAGTCAAGATCATCCAAAGAGTAAACAGTAGCATCTTGGGTAGCCGTAGCATCCTCATCTTCTATTTCTTCTTCTTCGTATTCAACTTCTTCTTCATTCTCATTAACGACTTCATCAGACTCTTCTGGGTCTTCTTCATCTGAATCAGACGGGCCAACTTCTGGGATCTCTTCAACGGGTAGCGATTCAGACACAAATTCAGATTGTGAAATAACAGCATCCAAGAGTTCTTGTTCGGTTGGGCCATTAACATCGGCAGGAATGTCATCCGTAGGTAGAGATTCGTTTGCTTCTGTATTCATAAATTGTAATTCCTCAATTAAGCTTTAGCAACAGCAGTTTTCTTTGCTGTTGTTTTCTTTGCAGGAGCTTCTACTACTGCTTCTTCTACAGTAGGAGCTTCTACTGCTATTTTTTCATAACGCTCTTTTAAATAAAATAAGTTTGCCAGAGTGTCAGAATTTACTTTTAATTTTCCTGGGCTACGCATAGAATCGTATTCCAAAGAATTTATCATTAAATTAATATTCTCTATGAGCTTTTCTGTTTCAATTACTCTCATTATTGTCCTCCATAAATTTAACATTTTTACCTAACATTTCATACTCGACTAATTTTTTACGAACATCCCCAAGAGCTAAGGCAGAGTTATAAATAAACTCCCGTGTCTTAGTCTCATGGGGATCTGTTTTTAGCCAATGCATAAAATAGGTTACAAGTAATTCACCATATGCGTCATCAAAGAAAACATTACGTTCTCTAGATGCAAACTCAGCATTTACTAATGCTTCTTTTGCTAACACATCTGGATGCACCTTATTTCCCAGGTTCTTCTCACCTGCCTTTCGGTATTTATCCATTTTTATCCTTGCATGTATTGTTTAGTCATCGCAACAATTTCATCAAATGTTGGATGAGGTGGTACGTTCGCACCTTCTTTGACAGCACTAATAGCAGTGTCTGCCCACTCTTGATAATGCCGATCTATAGCAACTGCCATTTGTCTTGCGTTATCATCCATAGTGTTTCTTGCTTGAGCTTGAGTGTAAGCCACATTAGCTTGTTGTAGACCTACATCTGCTTGTGCTTTAGCAAGTTCAAGTTCTTTAGCCTGTTGAGCTTCTTGTGATTGCTTTTGCATAACTTGCGCTGCTTTTTCTTTAAACTCATCCTCTGTGTAATCCTCTAGGAAGTCATTAGAGTCTAAACCCATTGCTTCCACAAGTTGTGTGGCTAGCATAGCAGGAGCTTCTGGTTTGACAACCATGCCAACACCTTGCGCTTTCAGCGCAGGTAATACCTCAGAACCAATTGATTTTAGTTTTTGAATCTTGTTAAGATTAGAGTTTTCTCCGATATCCACAAAGATTTCACATTCTAAGTTGTAAGGTAAATCTGATGGATTAATTGTAGCAAAAGAGTTAGCTAGTGTGCAAGAGACTTTCTGAGTCATGCATTTACGCAGTGTGTGGTATATTCCACGGCATAAATGTTTAAACCCTGTTTCTGCAAACCGTCTAGCAATCTGTTGTATTCTTTTCTGAGAAGCTGATTGTACTGCCGCTAGCTTTTGCTCAGAGTTTCCAGATACGTATAAAGTGTCGTTTAACCCTTGAGCCGCCTTTGACATACCTGTAGCTTGCTCTTTAATCATCTGCAAGTGCTCTAACAAAGGTACTGTTCCCGTACTCATTGTTTCGGGAACCAATGCAGAGACTGCACCATTGGGGTTACCATTAGTAGGTATGATCTGTTTTGGTTTCATGTTTTGAAGCGCAGAGAAATCTACTACGTTTGGATCTGCTAGCTTTGGTGAGTAGTTAGTTAAGTATGTGTTTTCAACAAACCCACGTAAGATAGCTGTAGACGCAAGTGTAGAGGAGCGTGTAAAGTCTGCGATAGACATTCCATAGAACTCAAACGGGATATTAATGGGAGACAAAGAAGCCAGAGGAACCATATCACAATCTTCTTCAAATAGAATATGTTTACCTGCAATAATGAATCTTTTTAGCTCTGCTATTCCATCCCCATCACGATCTACTCGCATCCAACACTCTGTAACCGTAACTTCACGATTAGCTTCTAATGGTGTCTCATCAAGATTCATCGAACCTTGCCAATATTCTTGACCTGTGATTAGTTTACGAGCCGCTACATCTTCTGCGTATCGTGTGACAATATTGTAGCTACTGTCTCCTAGACTATTCCAATCGTCTTCAGACAAGGCTTCTGATATCTCAGGCCACATCTTACGCATTTCTGAACGAGTGTATGTTGATTGCAGACCAACAAAGTCTGCATTTTCTATGCTCGATGCGTCCCTAGATATTCTAAAGGATTCTGGTGGAATAAGTTCTAGTTTAACTTTTGAATTGTT